TTTACATTAAATACGATTCTATTTATTATCTCTATTGCATTTTCTAATTCAATATCATATAACTCTCTATTAATACGATATTTTCTAAGATTTTGTTTAATTAGTCCATCTGCTTGAATATAATTAGTACACACTTCTGAGATAAATACGTAATTACAATCTAACATTTGAGAACAACTGTGTTGTGTTAATCTTTTTTCAGGATTATTTGTACGACCTATTTTGAAAGGATTTTTATAATTGAAAGCAGAATAGGAAACATTATATAGAATATAGATATATCCATGATTTTTGAGACTTAATGAATTTGGTATTTGTATAGGGATATTATAATAGTTATTGTATTGATTTTTATATTTAGATAAGATATGATATATCAATTTAGACATAGGATCATATATGTTTAAACTATATAATTATTTGAAATTTATTAACAAATATTTGTAATTAATTAAAAAAAATCGAAAAACGATATTAAATATTTGAAACGATATTGTATAATGTAGCATATTTAGTATTTAGATTTTCATCTTTAACTCGAACACATGAAGATACTAATTCGATATTCATATCTTTTAAAACAGATTTAACAATAGAAAGGGCTTTTTTATCGGTTAATTTACTATTTTTTTTAAAAGCTGGCCAAGAACTAACATAAAAATAGTGATGAATATCTTCTTCTAATTGGTATATTTGTTCACATTTTTCTTCAGAATCTTCAATGCAATTGGAATAAAATGATTTTTTATTTTGTGATATACCTACTATCTCATATATTCTTTGTAAAATAATATTACGTTGATTTATGAATAATTTTTTTTTATTCTTTGTAAATGTTCTTTTTACTTTGTTTTCTATATTATCATCAACTATTAAATTATTATCAGATAACTGTATATTTTTATTATCTAAATTGCTTGACATATTGATTTCCATATAATATATATAATATATGAGAATTTTTTTTATGTTGATATTTTTAACTAATTATTTAAATTGGTTAAAAAATATAAAAAAACTTTATAAAAAAGTATAATCAGAAGAATAAGATTTTTTTAAATTGTAAATAGTAAATGGAGGAGATAGAGGAGGAAGAGGATAATAAAGAGGAGATAATTTTATTGATTTTGTAATAGATAGAACAAGAGGAGAAGGAGGAGATTTTTTAAAGATTTGGAAATTAAAAATGATAAATTATTTGTCAAGAGAATTATCAATAAACAAATCTTCGTTATTATTATGAATATATTCTTCTATAAAATTTTCAGTTAATTTAAGATTTTTTATACCTGTTGATTTTTTTTTAGATGATTTAATTACAACATTATCTTCAATAATATAATTATTTTTAATACTAGCTAAAAATTTTCTATTTGATATAACTTTCTCGTTTTTATAATTTTTACTGAACCATATTGTAAATGAATTATATAAACTAGCTGTATATATATTATCATCAGATGATGTAGTATAATTAATCATAAAATCTAGTGGAATATTATTTGATATTTTTAATTCATTTGTGTTATTATTAACTGATTCGATCATTTTTAATCCTTCTGATTTATATACTTTATAATACTGTATCAATTTTAACATAAAATATTGTTTCAATTCATTTATTTGGAGATCTCTTATTATTTTTTTCTGATTCTTTTCTATTGGTTCATCTACAAATTGTGTAGGAAAACCAACACATTTACATCTCATCCAGAATGCATCATCATTAGGATTATTAACTTTAGGAACAACATTACATAATAACATTGTTTTAAATTGAAATGTAAATTCAATCATTTCATTCGAATGAAGTTGTCTTGTTTTTAACATATCATTTCCAGTTATTAATTTTATAAATGGTGTATTTAATGTTTCACGTTCATCTGGTTCTGATCCTACTGCTAATCTACATTTTCTCATACTTATTAAATTTGGATCCGGTTTATCAGCATCTGTTTGTGATCTTGTTAATAATGTAGATTTAAATGAAGTATAATATTTACCTAATGTATATGATAATAATTCATTTATTTTACTTTTTCCATTACGACCTTTTCCTAATAATATTACAAATAAACTATCCTTATTCTCCCCTATTAAACATGTTGATAAATATTTTAATAAAAATATCCTTTGTATCTCATCTGGTTGTATATCTATTAAAAAATTATTTAATTTATCCTCTTTTTCTCTATCATAAGATGCATCTATTTCATTTATATAATCATAACCGACTGTCATTGAAATATTATCATCAGGTTTTGAATCTCTAAATTGCATTAAATTAAAATCATATACACCATTATTAAAACCCAATAAATATTTATTATTATCAACTATATCATAAAAATTATTACAATAATCAGAAAATATTTCTATTGATTCTGTCATTATACTACTCTTAAAATAACTCTCTTTCAATTTTGGTAATAAGTTTTTTATTCTCAATATAAGTTTCTTGTAAATATCTTCTGATTTCTTTTTATCAATCTTATTTTTTGCATTTTTATATATATCATATATGTGTGTTGATATTTTCGTTTTTAAACTTGTATTATTTTTTGTCCAAAATTTATCATAATAATACCATGATTTCTCTTCTATTACATATCTATATTTATCTCTATATAAATAAAACAATATTTTTGCTACATCATATGCATTCCCATTGGAATATCTTAATGATTCTAACAATAAACTATTTAATTCTTTATCATCATCTAATATTATATCATTAAATTTTAATTCATCTTCATCTAAATCAATATTAGTCTGATCATTATTGTAATTATTTATTGTAATATTAAATATATTTTTTTGATTATTTATGTCTATTACTAGTTCTTGATTATTTGGATATATTCGTCCAAAACATTTCTCACATTTACATTTCATTATTATACCACCTTTTGGTGTCATCTCAATAAAATTTAAATTTGTTTCATGATCATTCCCATATATCGGACAATATTTATCTAATATATTTATAAATATATGATTATTATCTCTTATTATATTCTCTATCATTAATTGATTGTTTGGAAATGTATTTTTTACATTTTTTAATGCATCTATTATATGCAAATCTCTTATTTTCTCTTTATTATCCATTTTACTATAATAATGTAGTGTTCCATATTTTAATCCATCTTCATTCGATTTAAATCGTTTCCACATTTTTTCACATTCTCCTTTTTTATATTTCTCTATACATCTCTCACTAAATTCTATCCATAAATCTAAATTATTTATACCTAAATTATGTAAACACATTCCTATATTTATCCATGATGAATAATTATATGCACGTTCCTCTTTTAAAATACTCATTAATATATATCTTAATTTATTTTTATCTATCTTTCCTTCTTTATTTTGGTACTCTTCATTACTTATAAATTTTGTTTCTTTTATTTCTGTTTCCTCTTCTAATATATATGTTGTTTCTGATAATTCCTTACTTTTATTTCTTATTGACAATATTTTTATTAATTCGTGTTTTAAATAACTATTCTCTATCTCTATCATCTCATTATTATAAATTTTTATTATTTCATATTGTTCTCCTGTTATATTTAATTTATTCCCACCATATAACAACCAACAATTCTTTTTTATAACATCCTCATCTATTATCTCTTTTATTTTATTTAATGATAATGTCTCTAACCAATGTAAACTTATTAATAATGTTTCTCTTAACTTATATAGCCATTTATATTCTAGTACTATATTGGGATATATTATATGTATACCATCCTTATGTTTATTTTCATGTGTATATGGTTTGTTACGCATTAATACATAACATAATTTATTTGGATTTACACATATTTCTTCCAATAACTCATTTATTGCATATACTATATTATCTATATGATATTCATCTATTACTCTCTTTGTATTCTCTAATTTAAAATCAAAATCTAATATCAATGGAGATTTATCCTCTAAATGTCTCTCACATATATCATATTCTTCCTCTTTTGATATCTTTTTATAATAATCATCCAATTTATCATCCGGTATATAATATTTTCCACCACTTAATGATACATGTGTATAATTCTCACTCTGTGTGCAATACTCTTTCATTATTCGCTTGAACATTATATTACTGACCTTTTTTATACTTTTACTATATATTATTTTTGAAATTTTTTAACAAATATCCAAAATTAGTTATTATATTTCCGAATAATTATTCGGAAATATATTACTATCAATATTATCTCTATTTTTATTATCTTTATCAATCTATCATTTTTATTGCCAAATCTTTAAAAAATCTCCTCTTTCTCCTCTTGTTCTATCTATTACAAAATCAATAAAATTATCTCCTCTTTCTTCTCCTCCTCCTCCTCCTCTATCTACTCTTTTCCTAGTCCTTTTCTACTCCTTTTCTACTCCGCAAATATTATCATCAGAACTAGCTAGTATCCATTTGGGATGCCATGTAATTTTAATTAAAACCACACTATCTAATCATTTAATCAATCTTTAATATTTTATATTTAATTAAATCATTCCATAGTGTGGGAGATTATCTTAATCAAGACTTTTATGATTAACCATTTTTTATTTAATGTTACAAATAATTGCATCCAATATCAATCTCATTCATCATAATAAAAAGTGTCAGCTCAAGAAAATCCGAACATTTCAAGACAATTTATATATGCGTAAGCGTATATAAATTGTCTTGAAATGTTCGGATTTTCGTAGAGATATTAAGTAAAAAGTCTGGATTTGTCTAAGCATCTCAGAGAGATGCAAAGTTAGCAAGATGATAAATATATATAAAATTAAGTATTACATCGAAATCGATGTAATACTTAATTTTATATATATTTATCATCTTTGCCATGCCAGACTTTTCTTAACATTACTTGTCTAAAATTATAAGATTCATTCCTCACTATTATATCTATCATTTATTTCACATGATTATTATCATCTTTTATGGTATTTTCTTATGGTATTTTCTTTTTATGGATCTATCTTTTTATGGTATTACCTTTTTATGATTAACCATATAATGGTATTACCTTTTTATGAATTACATTTTATGAATCTATCTTTTTATGAAATTACCATTTTTGACAACAAATAATGTTTAATCAATATATGTAGGTGCAGGTAAACTTGCACCCACCATAATATGGGTTTATCTTTTTATGATTAACCATTTTTATGATTTACTATTTTTGTGATTAACCATTTTATGTTCAACCATTTTATGTTCAACCATTTTATGTTCAACCATTTTATGCGAGAACCATTTTATGCGAGAACCATTTTATGCGAGAACCATTTTATGCGAGAACCATTTTATGTTCAACCATTTTATGTAAGACCATTTTATGATTAATCATTTTATGATTAACCATTTTATGAATCACCATTTTATGCGAGAACCATTTTATATAAGATCATTTTATGTAAGATCATTTTATGTAAGATCATTTTATGTAAGATCATTTTATGTAAGTCCATTATTATACGGGCGAAAATATATTTTCGCCCAACCATTTAATTATCTATCTTCTAATGGTTTTATCTTTTAATGGTTTTATCTTTATGGTTTTATCTTTTTATGGATCTATCTTTTTATGGATCTATCTTTTTACATTTTATGGAATTACCATTTTATGGAATTACCATTTTATGGAATTACCTTTTTATGATTAACTATTAAATGATTTTATAATATAAATCATTATTATACATATTTATTTATATATGTTACCATTCGGTATAAATAAAGGTAAACATTTTTTAGAAGTTAAACCATCATATTTATTAACAATAATGGGTTATATAGAAAATAATAAATGTATTTTACCTAATGACAAACCCAGATTTGCATATAGATATTCTGATTTATATAATGAGATAATAAATAGTATTGAATCTTGTTTAAGATGTGGTAGTAATATAGATAAAACATCAGAAGATAAACATAAAAGAATATTATGTTGTGACTGTTATGAGAAACATCAAAATAATATTCTATATAGAAAAACTCAATTAGAAAAAGATAATGATTTAAATCATATTACAGAAGAACATATTATATTAGACCAATTAATTAAAAAATATAATTTGGTTAAATTAGATAAATTTGTTGGTCAGACTAATTGGTGGAAACAAGAAAAATCATGTGGAATATGTAATAAAGAATCTTATGGTTGTTCCGTGTATTCTACTATTATAAAAACTAATTATAATTTATGTTCTGAATGTTATACTGATAAAGGTTATATTAGTAATTATGATAATTTTAATCTTGATATTTATAATAATTATTTAAATACATTAAAAAATAAAATTAATAATATCAATATTAATGATTTTGAAAGTGCTATTGTCACTAAAAAATTAACTGAATTATGTGTTGATATTGCTAAAGAACTTAATTTTACATATATATATGAAAAACAATCTAATAGAGGTATTTCTTTTGTTAATAAGATTTTTTATGATTTAGAATTAATTAAAGGTACTACTAAATTTATTATTGAAATTGATAGAACCCATAATGATAATACTGTTACAAAAATTTTTGATGCATTATATACTAAATGTATATGGTTAAGATGGGGTATTATTGATAATGAATTAGATAAAAGTAATAGTAAATGTGATGTTCTAATATTACCACTAAAGGAAATTAATAAAAAATGGTATAATATTTCTAAAAAAACTAAAAAAACTAAAAAAACTAAAAAAACTCTTCTAAAATATAATATCGTTAATGATAATAATTATAGTCTTTTTGATGATCCATTTGATAATTATTAATATCTTTTATCTAATTTATAATTTTTTGAACTCTAAAAATAGATTTTTACAATCCTAATCGAGTTGGTTTATTTGCATCATGATTTCCATATGCACGATTATCGTGTGAATTTAATGCTTGAAGATTATTAATATGATCTGAACCACACTATCTAATCATTTAATTTAATCCATTAAATATTAAAAATTGATTAAATGATTCCATAGTGTGGGAAATTATAAATAATTGCATCCAAAATCTATCTCATTCATCGTAATAAAAAGTGACAATTCTCCTCTAAAATTATAAGATTGATTCCTCACTATTATATCTATCATTTATATCACATGATTCTTATCATCTTTTTATGGTATTACCTTTTTATGATTAACTTTTTTTATGCTTAACCTTTTTATGGATTAACCTTTTTATGGATTAACCTTTTTATGGATTTATCTTTTTATGAATCTATCTTTTTATGAATCTATCTTTTTATGAATCTATCTTTTATATTTTAGAGGCAATTATTTTGATTGCATTTCAGATATTTTTTCTTGCATAGTATAAATATATACACAATAAATTATATTTATTTTATGATAAATATTCTAATACCACAAAATCGCAAAATTTACGCCCTGTTTATCATAAATAAGACAAAAAATAAAACCTGACCTAAAATATTAATTCATCGTACGAAATTTTTATTATTGGTTGAAAATGATGAAGACTATGAAGTATGTTCTTGTATCCACTGCAGTCATAACGTAAAAATTGAACATATTAGTTACTATAATTCATAACATATTAGTTACTATGATTCCTAACATAAGAGTATGAATAATAATAACAAGTTACAATTAGCCAGAGAACTAAAACTCGAACAGCAAGCCAAAATGGATGAAGCAATGGTATATGCTAAATCATTTATGGGTATACCTTATAGATGGCACAGAGCTGGTGATAAAATTCAAGGTAATGATAAATTTTGGGCTGAAAACGGATGTACTATAACTTGTGATAAAATTAAGGAAGACGATAAGTGTATTGTATGTACTGGATTAGCAAACTTAGTAAGACGTAATTTAGGATTCTCAATTCCTGGCTTAGCAGGTGAATTAGGTGAAGTTGGTCTAGAATTTCCTGGAACAACTGGAGTTTGGTTTTGGGTTTTCAAGAATAAAGAAAGATTAGAAGAAGTAGATTTCAGTAAAAAATATCCTATTGGAACATTACTATTAGCTGATTATATTAGTGATGAAAGACAAGGACACGTTGCCATAATAGCTTCAGATAGAGGAAATAATTTAAAAGAACAAGAAATTTTACATGCTACTTCAGATTTTACTTATGTAGAATCTGAAAATATGAGAAATGTTGGAAATGTAAGAATTGAACCACTTTCTAATACAACAGTATGGTTTCAATTAACTCATATATGTTTACCTGAAAATTGGTTATTGAAAGATTAGATATTATTTTAGTTATTGAAAGATTCATTATTACATGGCATCCCTTTGGTATGCTAGCTAGTTCTAATGATAATATAAATTAATATTATTTGTATTAATTTATATTATCATTAGAACCATGTACGCGCAAAAATATATTTTTGCGCAACCATTTTATGATAAAACCATTTTATGATCAAACCATTATTATACGGGCGAAAATATATTTTTGCGCCTACATTTTATTAAATATCTTTTTATGGTATTACTATTTCTTTGCATCCTTTTAGGATGCTAGCTAATTAAGATGATAATAATAATAATTATTATTATCTTAACCATGTATGATTAACTATTTTTATGATTAACTATTATTATGATTTACTATTTTTATGATTAAACCTTTTTATGTAGGATCATTTTATGGATTACCTTTTTATGTAGGATCATTTTATGGATCTATCTTTTTATGGATCTATCTTTTTATTGATCTATCTTTTTATGGATCAATCTTTTTATTATCAAACCATTTTATGGATCTATCTTTTTATGGATCTATCTTTTTATGAATCTATCTTTTCATGGCATCCTAAAAGGATGCTAGCTAGTTAAGATGATAATAATTAAATGTTAATAATTATCATCTTAACCATGTATGGATCTATCTTTTTATGATTTACTATTTTTATGACAACAAATGATGTTAAATCAATATATGTTGGTGCAGGTAAACTTGCACCCACCATTAAATGGTTTTATCTTTTTATGATTAACCATTTTATGGAATTACCATTAAATGATTTTATCTTTTTATGATTAATTAAAAATTATTACGTCTTATTATTATGTCATAAACTACTTAAATTGTTATTTTGTTGGCATACTTGAAGAGCCTGATAATAAGTATCACAATTATTAGAAGTATCTTCTTTTATGCATTTAAGTAAAGCATTTCTATCAGATTCACATACATTATTTTGTTGTGGAGCTTGATATTGTTGAACTGGTGCTTGAGGTGGTGCTTGATGTGGTGCTTGAGGTGGTGCTTGTTGTGAACTTCCACTACCCATCATTGAATCAACAACATTATGTGCAATTGATGAACCAGTACCAAATGCAAAACCTTGTGCCATTATTGCTCCTAAACCACTTAACATACCACCTGATTGTTGTTGAAAAGGAGCAATTTGTGCAGGTGCAGGTGCAGGTGTAGGTGCAGGTGCAGGTGTAGGTGCAGGTGCAGGTGCAGGTGTAGGTGCAGGTGCTGGTGCTGCTGCTGGTGCTGGTGCTGCTGCTGCTTTACGTGCTTGTGCTCTACGTGCTTGTGCTCTACGTGCTGATGACATTTGTTATTTATATAATTATAATTTAGATAATATTTTTTGTAACCGATAATATTCTTATCCATTTACAGATTTAATGAATGTCTTGAATTTTTTGAACTATAAATAATCTCTACTTCTAATTGTGATAATTTTGCAATCCCTAAAATATGATCTTAGAATATTGTTTATGTAGTTACTAAGCACGTCTTCTAAATTGATCAAAAAATAATCAACCATTTTATAGATTTACCATTTTATGATTTATTCTTTTTATGGATTTACCATTTTATAGATTTACCATTTTATGATTTATTCTTTTTATGGATTTACCATTTTTATGATGGGGTTCGATAATTAAAATAATATATTTATTGATAATATTATATTATTTTAATAACTTATTGAAAAGATCTAATAATCATAAATATGCTTTTTAGATCTTTTGACGAATAAATCTTGCCCTATCATATTAACCATGTATGATTTATTATTTTTATGACTAACTATAATATGGATTATTTTTTTGTATATTTTTTTATAATGGATAACTTTCATTGACTTGTATTCTCTACCATTATTTTTTTTATTATAAGAGTGTAATTTATATTATAAAAATGGCAGAAAAAAAACACGTATCTATTGTTATTTGTGGACACAATGATTCTGGCAAGAATACTACAACTGGTCGTTTATTATTTGAATTAGGTGGAATTCCCAAGGGAGAAATGGAAAAACTAACAGCTGAAGCCAGTGCATTAGGTAAAAGTTCATTTGCTTTTGCATTTTACATGGATGTGCAGAAGGAAGAGCGTGAGCGTGGTGTTACTATCGAGTGCATCCCCAAAGAGTTTTTTACTGGAAAGTATCATTATACAATTATTGATGGACCAGGACATAGAGATTTTATCAAAAATATGATTTCTGGTGCTGCACAAGCTGATGTAGCTGTTCTTATGGTTCCAGCTGATGGTAATTTTACTACAGCTATAGCCAAGGGCAATCATAAAGCTGGTGAGATTGAAAGCCTAACTCGTCAACATGCAAGATTACTTAACTTATTAGGCGTTAAACAATTGATTGTATGTGTTAATAAGATGGACAGCGATGTTGCAGGATATAAGAAAGAAAGGTATGAAGAGATTAAAGATGAAGTCAAACAAATGTTGACAAGAGTAGGTTGGAAAGAAGACTTTGTAGAAAATTCAGTTCCTATTATTCCTATTTCTAGTTGGAATGGGGATAATATTTCTAACATATCGGATAAAATGACTTGGTGGACTGGCGTTGAGGTTAAAACTACATATGATACAACAGTATGTGTTAACACTTTACAAGATGCACTTAATGATATGGTACAACCTCCTTATCAAAAGACTGATGCACCTATGCGCATGCCTATTTCTGGTATATATAAAATCAAGGGTGTTGGCGACGTCTTAGCTGGTAGAGTTGAACAAGGAACAGTTAAACCAGGCGATGAGGTTGTATTCATTCCTACACATACTACTGCAAAGCCATGTACTGGTAAGGTTTTCACGGTAGAAATGCATCATAATAGAGTAGATAAAGCAGGACCTGGTGATAATGTCGGAATGAATATCAAAGGTCTTCAAAAAGAAAATATGCCTAAGCTTGGTGATGTAATGATTCTTAAGTCAGATGCAACCTTAAAACCTGTTAATAATTTTACTGCACAAATACAAACTCTAGATCTTCCTGCTGAAGTTAAAGCTGGATACTCGCCAATCGGTATTGTCAGATGTGGTAGAACAGCTTGTAAAATTACAAAAATAAATTGGAAGATTGGTAAAGAAACTGGTGGACATAAACTAGAAGCACCTAATTCATTGAAAGCTAATGAAATGGCGGAAGTTGTTTTTGAACCAATACAACCTTTAGTAGTAGATACATTCAAGAATTGTGAAGGTCTTAGTAGAATTGCTTTCTTGGAAGGAAATACACCTATAATGATCGGTAGAGTTACAGCAGTTGAAAATAAATAAACATCTATTCTAAAATCAAAAATCTATTTTTATTGATTTAATATAATCCTGTATACAATTAGATAAATGTTCAAGATGATATTCTAACCAAGTTTTTATTTCATCATCACTAACTTCAACATTATCATCGCCTTTTAATATTTTAAAAAAAGTAGGTAATGTTACAAATTCATTGTTTTCAAATATAATACCATTTGAATAAAGGTAATGATTATATATTACATCTCTAAAATTGGTAGTATTTAGATAATTAAATACTAGCTTTTTTATTTTTTCATCATTTTGTGTAAAATAATCTTGTGCTTTGTCATTATAAATAGTTAGATCCGTATTTTCATTAAAATATTTATTACCATAATTTATACATATTTCACTATCTTTTAAAATATCCTTACAACAAATAATATAATAAATAATAATAGGAAAATCAATACCTTTAATTTTTATGTCGATATAATGAAAATTCGCATTTGGGTCAATTGAGTGATTTAAATTTGTTATATCTCTAAATAACATTTGAAAATATTTTTTGTCTGTTATATTATGTTTGAAAACATTTCTTGAGATTTTTTCATTTATAATATCAGTTATAGTATCAAATTCACAATCATTGTCATTGAGGTTATACTTTTTCACTCTAGGAAACAATTCATTATAAAATGATTCATTATATAAGATGTTTAATGCGGTTCTATTGATAATTTCATTATTAGTGTTTTGTTCAAAAATATCAAAAATACCATGTTCTAATATTAATAATTCCCCTTTTGAAATATTTTCATTGGCTACTACTTTCCTATTATCATCTTTAATATCATGTATAAATGATATTTTATCATATTTATAAAAAGTATGTGTTGGATTTAATTTTAATGTTGGATTTAATTTTAATGTTGACATATAAATAATTAAAACATTATAATTTAATTATTTATCCGAAAATATAGCCTAGGTAAGCGTTCAGGCATATATAATAATATACCTGATGCACTACTTAATGTGATAAAATTAGACCATAATAAGATCATATAAATTATAAATAAATTCATAACATCCAAAAAGGATACTAGCTGTTTATGATGATCTAAAAAAAATTTTATAATTTTGCCAATTTTATGTACTTAGATATTATCATAATCTATTCCTTAATTAGCGGGTTTTGGAATTGCGCAATTTATTATCGATACATGGAAAAGAACCATAAAATGATCGAGGAGAGATAATTAAAATAATATAATATTATCAATAAATCTCAACCACCAATTTACGAATTATATTTTATGATGGTTAACAAAGTCATAAGGTGTTTATATAATTATATTAATTAATTAGTATATAATGGATTTGAAAAAAGAATGGATGAAATTAACAAAAGAAAAATTGATTAATTTAATTAAACAATTAATATCATCAAATAATAATTCTGATGATTATTTATTTACCAAGTATGAAATAAAAGATTCGGAGTTTAGTTTTACAAATGAAACAAACAAATATTTTAATACACCTGATATGCAATCTTTTATAAATTTATTAAATAATTATAATAGTAATATGAAAGAATCTGATAATTATACAGATGAAGAAAACAAAGAAATTGATAAATTTCTTTGTAAATTGAGTGAAAAAGATTTTTTTAAATACATATGCACGGAAATTTCTACAGAGATTGATATATTTAGAAAATTTATTAGAGATAACCTATTTAATTTAACATCAGTTGGTAAAAATAATAATACTTGTGCATTTGAACATATTTTTTTAGGTGAATTTAAAGATGATAATGAAAAAGGATTTCATAATTGGATTCAATTTTATTCAAATAAAGACTTAATTAAAAATTTTAATCTTATTAACCAAATTAAATTTGATAAATTATCAATTGTTGATTTTGGTATGATTTATGATGGTAAAACAAAACCTCGTTGTTCAATGATATTTGGTATTCATCCTATGATTGAAATATGTATTTATACATTAATATATATATATGCATATAGTAATGGTCATAAAGAATTAAAATTTGACTTTGATGATTCTATTGGTTTTCAATTATATACTGTTAATAATGGTGAATCATTTAGAACATGTTATCCTTTTATTAAAAAAACACCTCCAAATAATTTACCTCCAAATAATTTACCTCCAAATAATTTACCTCCAAATAATTTACCTCCAAATAATTTACCTCCAAATAATTTACCTCCAAATAATTTACCTCCAAATAATTTACCTCCAAATAATTTACCTTCAAATAATACAAAACAAGTAAAAAATGAACTTGAAACAAAATTAGCAGAAACTGAATTAAAATTAGCAGAAACTGAATTAAAATTAACAAAAACTAAAACAAAATTAGCAGAAACTGAATTAAAATTAACAAAAACTGAAACAAAATTAGCAGAAACTGAATTAAAATTAACAAAAACTAAAACAAAATTAACAGAAATCAAACTTATCTTGTTTTAAATATTCATCAAAAAATATGTAAAATATTATAAGAAATGTGTTATTGATCTTATCATCTATCAGTATACATAATCACCTTTTAATGATGATATCATTAAAAGGCTGTAAAATAGATCATATAAGTTATAAAGAATTATAAAGAAAATATTTGCGGTTACTATTATTTAATATATCTACAAAAAATATGTAAAAGATTAATGTCAGAATATGTATACAACAAATATTTTTTTCATAGTATTTAATATATATATATGTCGATTCAAAAAATTAAGTGTCAACCATTATCTAAAAATAGTGTATTTCCTCATTTTGATGGTTATGTTTCTATAAGAGAAGATTGTAATTATGATGTATCTACTTATCAATATGCGACAACTTCTCAACCAAAAGAAAAGATACAACCAAAAGCAATTATTTATGTTGCAAATGATAATGATATTTTCAAAGCAATTAACTATGCGAAACATAATGATATTGGAATTGCAGTTCGTTCAGGTGGGCATCATTACATAGGTGCTTCTTCATGTGAAATGAATAATATTCAATTAGATTTAAGTGGTAAAAGATGTTCATCTCTTGAAGAATATCCTTATCACTTTTTCAAATATAATAAAGAAACTAATTTAATTAGTTGTGGTCCTGCTATAACTTTACAATATTATGCTAGGAAACTAATGGAATTTGGATTATTTACTCCATACGGTGAATGTCCAGATGTTCATATGGGAGGTCACTGTCAAACTGGAGGTGTGTCATTTATTTCACCTTCATTTGGTATCTTAGCAGATTACATTGAAAGTATAACTCTAATACTTGCTGATAATAAAGATCCTGACAATGTTGCTCGTAAGATAGTTATACCAAGAAATACAACTGATCCTTACTTGGCAGATATATTTTATTCCACATTAGGAGGTTCACCAGGGAATTTTGGAGTTTTAACTGAAGTTCAAATTAAACCATTAAAGGATAGTAATTATAGTGATGCAAGAGGATGTTTATATGCATTTCCTTATTCCAAACAAAGATTACAAAGGTTTCTTGATTTGAATTCTGAATACATTGAGAATTCTCTTCCAATTGATTATTGCTACACTGTTATGGTTACCAGCTCTTCAATGTGTTCAATGCCTGAAAAAATGGATAATCATATGATGTACAATGAACCTGATATATTTTTTAGTAGAGATTTTAATAAAGATGAAATCAAAAGTATGAAGAATAAATATCGTTCTCCTTCAAGTGCTATAATAGTTTATGGTTTTTGGGCAAATATTGATAAAATTCCTTATAAAGAGAATAAAGATGCTCAACGATTCTTTGAACGAATTATTGAAATAGGTAAACCAGAAACATTTATTGAAAGAATTAAATGTAATCTCTTGAGAAGACATTTAAAAAAACATAACATTGGTTTTAGTGAAATTGATATTATGCCCGTATCAAAAATGATGTTTAAATGGGCAGTACCTATTGTTAGAGAATATCCTTTGAAATTCTTAAAGTATGATATACTTGGAAATAGAACAGATTTAAAAACAACTGGATATGCTCGTCATATGGTGAATATTATTGACGATGTAGTCAAGAGTAAACATTGTAAACAATTTCCACAATTTGCTCCTACTGGTGATGGATTCCGTTATCCTCCAGATAATAAAACATCATATTCTTGGAGAGAACTCTCAACTGGAATGAGTGGTGTTACTATTTTTTACCCTTCCAAAGACGAAGAATCATTAAAAGTTGTTGATAAATGGTATAAGGATTTAAAAGAATGTGTCGGTACAGAAAATAGTTTATATGCTACTCAACATCAATGTTTTATTTGGGCACCTCTTCCACAAACAGGGTGGAATTTAGATGCCGATTGGAAGTATTATTTCGATAGTAAAGAAAAGTATTTACGAGTTCTGAGAACAAAGAAATTAACAGACCCCTATGATGTTTTTACAGCGAACTTATTTTGTGTTGGGGCATCAACTTGTCCAAGATTTATGAAAAAAAAATAAAATTCTTTTCATAGCTTACCTTTTGATAGATTCATCTTAAAATAATCAACCATTTTATGAATCAACCATTAAATTATAAAAATATTGTATAAATTAAATGATTAACCATATTATTATTAATCATTTAATTATTTATAACTAGATATAAAATCTGCTCATTTTACGAACGTCTTATCGATCTATCTTTTTATGGAATTGCAAATGAAAATACAGAGAATATAAATTAATCTTTTATAGTTGCATTACCATAACCTAGCATATATCCTCTTTTAGAAAAAGAATTCGTTTCATTCACTAATTCTTCTAATTCATTATATGAAAATGAATTTTTAAGAAATATAATAAGTATCCACATATTCCATCTATTTTTAATAATTAAAGAATCACAATTATTAGGAATAATAATATGATTTAAATTATTTTTTTTTGAACTAGCAATTGTAGATACTTTTTTATATCCATAGCTAACAAGAATAGGTAAAATTATATGTTCTTCATTATCAGTCCATTGAGAATGTAATAAATCACCATGTCTAAAACTTAAATTTAATAATGATATTTCATCCAATGATTTATATAAAGAATATTTTTTAATATTATTATTTTTCATATTTGATATAACTGATATAATTTTATTATTAGTAGGATTATCTAATTCATCAAAATGCATTATATTTTTATATACTTCCATTTCTTATATATAATATCAATTTATTCTTATATTAATTTTTATACATCACCTTTTTTGATAATAATAATTAAATATCATTATAAGCAATCATTATAAGCAATCATTATAAGCAATCATTATAAGCAATCATTATAAGCAATCATTATAAGCAATCATTATGATTAAAATCATTAAAAATAAAAATCTCTCATCCTCAATCTCCTCCTCAATCTCCTCCTCAATCTCCTCCTCAATCTCCTCCTCAATCTCCTCCTCAATCTCCTCCTCAATCTCCTCCTCAATCTCCTCCTCACTATACTATTTACAATTTAAAAAATATTTTATGACATTCTAAAAAAGATACTAGCTAGTTAAGATGATAATTATTAAATGTTAATAATTATCATCTTAACCATGTATGATTAATTATTTTTATGATTTATTCATTTTATGAATCAACTATTTTATGAGAGAATCATTTTTTGAACAAACCATTTTATTTTGTCTCTCTATATTATTTAATTATGTTTAAATATTCTTATTTCTTTCATTTTGTTACTCTACTATTTTTATCTCTTAATCTTTTTACATCTACTTATGCTGAATGTGATACGGGGATAATTACTGATTGTTGTCAATATGTAAATCAAACTACTGGACATTTTGAAGTTAATCCGAATGTCACAGAAATCGGTCCTTATGCATTTTACAATCAATATAAATTTACAAAGTGCCCTGCTTTAAAAAGTATAACAATGGGTAATAATGTTACTAAAATTGGTTCTTATGCATTTGCTTATTCAGGTATAATAAGTATAAAATTACCAGAAAAAGTTACAATAATTAGTCCTAATACATTTAATGGTTGTTCTTTTTTAAAAAGTGTAATAATGGGTAATAATGTTACTAAGATCAGTGAAAATGCATTTTCTGGTTGTAATTCTTTAACTAATATCACTTTACCTGATTCAATTACCTCTATTGATAAAAAGGCATTTTCTGGTTGTAATTCTTTAACTAATATCACTTTACCTGATTCTATTATCTCTATTGGTTCTTATGCGTTTGCTAATTCAGGTATAATAAGTATAAAATTACCAAAATTAGTTATAACTATTAGTGAAAATACATTTTTAAATTGTAAAAAATTAGAAAGTGTAACAATGACTAATAATGTTAAATCTATTGGTAATTCTGCATTTTCTAATTGTTTATCTTTAACTAATATTAATTTACCTGAATCTATTACCTCTATTGATGAGGATGCATTTGCTTCTTCAGCTTTAGTAAGTATAAAATTACCAGAAAAGGTTACAATAATTAGTGTTGGTGCATTTAAAAATTGTAATTCTTTAAAAAATGTAACTATGGGTAATAATGTTACAAATATTGATCGTGGGGCATTTTATAGTTGTTCTTCTTTAACTAATATTAATTTACCTGATTCTATCACATCTATTGGTAATTCTGCATTTTCTAATTGTTTATCTTTAACAAATATTAATTTACCTAATTCTATTACCTCTATTGATAGTTCTGCATTTGCTTCTTCAGGTATAATAAGTATAAAATTACCAGAAAATATTACAATAATTAGTCCTAATACATTTGATGGTTGTTCTTTTTTAAAAAGTGTAATAATGGGTAATAATGTTACTAAGATCAGTGAATATGCATTTTCTTATTGTTCCTCTTTAACTAATATCACTTTACCTGATTCTATTATCTCTATTGGTGAAAATGCATTTTCTTATTGTTCCTCTTTAACTAATATCACTTTACCTAGTTTAATTACCTCTATTGGTGAATACGCATTTGTAGAAACAAAAAATTTGACAAATGTTTTTATCGGTAACAATATCACTTATCTTTTTTCTAATACTTTCGGTCAATATAATAACAATAATAAACTATTAAATATTACATTAAAAACTATTAGCGTAAAAGATAATATAATTATTACACCTCCTAATGGATATTATGATAATGCCATATTAGAAAACAACTTAATAGTAGAAAAAAGAAGTACGTCTGGATCTAAAAAATATAATTGTCAAAAGAGTTTAAATATTTCAGCAGCAATAGAATTTACGCAACAAGAATGTACGTATATGACGGAAACGCCAACAGTATCACCAACAGCACAGCCTACAGTATCAACAACAGCACAGCCTATAGTATCAGCAACAGCACAGCCTACAGTATCAACAACAGCACATCCAACAGTATCACCAACAGCACAGCCTACAGTATCAGCAACAGCACAGCCTATAGTATCAGCAACAGCACAGCCTACAGTATCAGCATCAGCACCACCAACTCCGCAACAAAATTATCAATTATCAACTTTGGAAATTATATTAATCATTATCTCTTCTATTCTTCTCCTTATTAATATTATTTTAATTATATATATATTCAAAAAATAAATTTGTAAATTGTTATCCTAAATATAGTTGATATTATAATATATAATTTTATCATCTTGCTAACCTAACATCTCGAAGATATGTCTTGATATTATCTTTTTATGGAATTATCATTTTACGTTCAATCATCAAATCATCTAGATGTTATGAAATTTGTTTAAATTTAACATATTATCAACAAAAACTTTTGTTGATAACATTGGGGGACAAGCTTGTCCCTACCAGACTCTCTCGACGCCTATTTTTTAGACGATACAATAATTCGTCTCGCTGTCGTAGCTGGCATCAAACGTGTTCAGCCAACATACAGGCAGAGGCGGATAGACGAATGCGACCAACTGGTCAGCGATATCCGGCAGATCCTGCAGATCCACCAGATCCGGCAGATCCACCAGATCCGGCAGATCCACCAGATTCGGTAGATCCGGCAGATCCAGAAGATCCACCAGATCCAGAAGATCCAGCAGATACAGGCAAGGTGGAATATCGACGCACTCCACCGTCGGTGCTATAGTAGCCTCGGTTGTTGTCGTAGATTCGTCCGAACTCGTTGTTCATGTTCAATTCAGTTACTTGGTATTAAATAAATGGACCCAAAATACAGATTTTTTTTCAATTTTTATTTATATATGATTTAGAAACTTTGTCTGAACAATGTAACGATCTATTTGCGCCTGCGTGTTAAATTATAAGTATCTGGGTACATTATATTTTTCATCACGAGTCAGATAGTCAGCGCAGGAGACGATACCAGAAATGGAACAACCTCCAGTCTCTTGTTCAGGCATCTTCGTCTCGATCTTCGTTTCAAACGTCCTCGCTGTATTATTAGATTCAATAGTTATTGGCGTCAGATTATATTCGGTCTTTATTTCCGTCTTTGTTTCCGTCTTTGTTTCCGTCTTCGTTTCGGTTTTTGTTTCAATCTTTGTTTCGGTCTTTGTTTCGGTCTTTATTTCGGTCTTTGTTTCGGTCTTTGTCTCCGTCTTTGTCTCCGTCTTCGTCTCCAATTTCAACATTATTTAGTCATTAAAGACAAATAATTTAATGGAGTTCGTGGGACAAATTAAAATTCAATTTTTTATATTATAAAATAAAAATGAATAAACTTAATCTGGTTTAATTTTCTTATGGTTTTAATCTTCTTATGGTTTAATCTTCTTATGGTTGAATCTTCTTATGGTTGAATCTTCTTATGGTTGAATCTTCTTATGGTTGAATCTACCATTTGTTTAGGACTCAAAGTATAAAAACTTTTATACTTGAGTCGCGCTGCTCGCCCACGCGTCTTAGGTATATCTTATTGTGCAGGTGATTCGATCAATAATCCCACGCGGCATGTACCATATGATAATCTTCTATATGGTACACTGATCGACTGAAGACCAACCTACATGTTGGCGACTTCAGGATATGGGTTCTTTGGACGCGCCAAGTCCCTGAGTGCTGCGATCGACCTCGCGCGCGCCTGAGTGCGTTCAATCCACGCACTCAGGGACTTGGCGTTCTCTTCCTTCGTCGTCACCCTCATCTTCGTGTAATTCTCCCACATCGTCTTCTCTTCCGTCGTCATCATCGGTCTCGTGTCTGCTATTAATGATGAAAATTTGATGGATACCTGAAATAAATTAAAATTCAATTTTTTGTCAATTATTACACTATCTACTATTAGATTAGAATCATTAAAATATATTATTTAATGTTTCTAATTATAGAGATGTGCTCGTTATTATATGACACTCTCCCGACTAAATGAATCTTCCACTAAATGAATCTTCCACTAAATGAATCTTCCACTAAATGAATCAAAAAATAATTTAATATTTTAGTTTTATAAAAAGAGAAA